AGGAGAGAAGCCGGAACTCGTGCGAGGTCAGCTTCAGCTGGATACCATCGACGCTTGCCTTCGATGCCTTGGTATCGAGCCGAACCGGACCGCAGATGATCTCGGAAGACGAATGCCCCGCAGCGCGCCGAATAAGGGCACGCACGCGCGCCAGCACTTCTTCCACATGGAACGGCTTTGCCACGTAGTCGTCGGCGCCGGCATCGATGCCAGATACCTTGTCGCTCCAGCGGTCACGCGCCGTCAGCATCAGCACAGGCATGCCCTTGCCCGCCTCGCGCCACTTCTCGACGACGGTGATGCCATCCATCTGCGGCAGTCCGATATCGAGGATAACAGCGTCGTAGGGCTCGGTCTCACCGAGATAATGCCCCTCTTCACCGTCGAAGGCCTGATCGACCACATAGCCGGATTCCTTCAGCGCGTCGGAAAGCTGGCGGTTGAGATTGACGTCGTCTTCGACCACGAGAATACGCATGGAACTGTCCTGAAAATCGCCGCGGGGCCTGCCGCAGTATGAAGCTTATAAGCCGGTTTACAGGCAACCGGTCTACATGGGAACCCGGACCGTCACCTTGCGCGGACGTTCGCCATTGCCCTGAACCAGCACGGTAACGACGCAGGTCTGCCCGTCCGAGGACGGCTGGGCGGACAGAAGCTGTCCTCCCGTGTCGCGCAGCACCTTGTTTGCCGCCGTGCCGCAGTCGCCCGCAACGAGGATGAGGTAATCGCGCGCCGGCGCATTGGCCGGAACGAAGGCCGCCAATCCCGCTATTGTCGCGGCGATGATCGCAATGATCGGCAGTCGCGCCATGGCTTTCGGTTTCCACTCATAAGACGATAGATGTCACTGCTCAGGATCACGGTCTTGAATCACGTCCCCGAAATCATGTCCAAAGCATTCGATGGAGTATGTATCCAATACCAACTGAATGGCAAATGAATGGTCTGTAATGCTGACCCTCGTGCCGCCGTCATCCCTTCCCCGTTTGATGGATCGGCGTGCTCGCGACGAGCCGTCCGTAGAGCGCCAGCAAGCCGCCGATCGCACCGGCAAAGGTGACCGCGATGTCGGCAAGCTCGCCTTGCATATCAGCGTTAAGCTGCAGTCCGATCACCTGCGCAAGCGGTGCAGCGATGGCGATCAGTGCGCCCCAGATGGTCTTCGATTGATACCAGGCTTTTGTCCCGTCCATTGCTTTCTCCCATCACGAAATTGTCAGAACTCGGCATCCAAACTCGCCACCCAAACTCGGTTGTCAAAACTGGATCGTCGCGAGCGCCGCGATGCCGAGCGGCACGGCTTGGCCGATCTGGCGGATGCGAAGGGTAAGGCTCGGCTGCGCTGAGCCGAAGTCGGCAAGCTCGTCGCCTGCCGGATAGAGGAACACCGGAGCCTCGACCTCCGCTTGCCGCAAAACCGCGCCACTGGTCCCGAGGATCTCGACGCGGTAGCCTTCCTCCGGCTCGTCACGCGGGATATCGCGCCCGTCCCAGCCGTCGGCATTGGTGCGCCCGCGCCGGATCCAGTGGAACTGGGCATCGCCATCGGCCACCCTGGCGCCGCGGATATGCACCGGCGAAAGCGGCGTCTGCGCCCTCTCTCCACCGGCAAACACATGCGGTCCAGACCGGCCGCCGCCTGCCCCTAGGCTTTCGCCCAGAAAATTCAGCCGCCGTCCCTGCTCGTCACCGGTCAGCCCCAGCGGCTTCACCGCATCGTCCAGCACCACGCAGGCCGCGCCAACCGCGCTCCCGGCCGCCATCGCATCCTCGGTTCCCGCCAGTCCCCGCAGCAGTCCCGACAGCCGCCAGCGCCCCGCCGCGATCTCCTGCGCCTCGGCAAACCCGACGATTTCCCACACGCCGCTTGCCGAGCGGATGGCAATCCGGTTGTCGCCGCTCAACACCGCCAGTGTCTGCCCCGAGGACAGTCCGCCGAAATAGAGGTCGAGATCGAGCACCCGAGAGCGGTCGAACCGCCCGGTCACACCGGGGTCGAGCGCCGAGACCAGCACCCCGAGCCGCGCCGGGCGGTCGAGCGTCACCCGCCTGCGATACCCGTCGGTCGTCGCCGAGGACGAAACCGCGATCCGCCGCCAGGGCCTGCAATAGGCTGCCACAGCCGCAACCCCTTCATCATCAGACGAGGTCAGCCGCGGCAGGTCGAGAAAATGGAGGACCGGCGCAAACGCGTCGCTCGCCGAACGACCGCTCTCACGCCGCGTCGTCACTGCGTCATAGCGACCAGGCGGAAGCGGCGCATGGTTCTGTGCCTCGATCCGCCGCACCGTCCCGTCCTCTACCCGCTGGACGACGAAGATACCGTCGGGACCATCTGCCAGGTGCACCGCATCGCCCGGCTCAAGCGCCAGATCCTGCGGCGCAAGCGCGAAGGAGATCGAGCGCCGTGCCACACGCTGCGCTCGCAGCACCGATTCCACCGCTCCAAGAGCCGTTTCCTCGCAAATCGTCGCCGGCAGGTCGTAGCTTGCCACCCGCTCGCTTTCGGCCGTGGCGCGGCGTGACCTTGCGCTCGCCTGCTCATAGTCCAGAACCGGATTGTAGAAGCCGAGCACCGCTTGCGCCGGGAAATCGCTGTCGTGCCCCCGGCTTTCCGACCAGAGCGGTTCACCTTCGACCTCGGCTACGATCCCGACCTCGCGCGCAACAAGGCTCGCACCCTGCCGCGAGCGGAACCGCAAGCGTCCCGCATCCTCGCTGACATCGATCTGGAACACGCTCAGCAAGGGCTCCAGCAGCGAGCGCGCCGAGGTCACGTCAGCCTGCACGTAGCCGGTCAGATCGCCGCTCACGCCGGACACGTCAAAGTCTCCAAATCCGTGATCGGTCAGAATGGCCGCAATCGCGTCGGCAAGCGTCGTTCCTCCCAGCCTGCCGTTCAGCCAATGCCCCGTCCGCCAGTTGTCGCCATCGCTCCAGAGTGTCAGGTCGTCGGGAAAGGCCGGGGACGGCCGGGCGTCCCAGGTCCAGACAAACACATGATCCTGATCGACCATGCCGGCGGGTGCCGCCTCGCCCTGCCACCAGCCATGATGCGCTTCGAGAAACCGTCGCTGCTGGCTGTCCGCCCGTCCCCCGGACGAGAAATACGGCAGGCTGCTTTCCACCGATTTCGGATCGACAAACACATTCGGCTGGTTGGCCCCCTTGTCGACCGCCGGGCAACCCAATTCGGTAAACCAGATCGGCTTCATGCCGGGCAACCAGACCGTCGCCGCCGCACTCTCCACGCCACCCACCCGGTTATAGTGACGATTGCCCCACCATCCCTGGAGATCCTTGGCCCGATACACCCAGGGCTTGCCCGCCAGCCCGTCGGTGATCGGCGAGCGCAGCCGGTTCGCCCGGTCGGCCTCGCTTGCGTAATACCAGTCGAACCCCTCGCCCGCCGCAATCTGCGCCGCCATCGCCGCCCGGTCGTCGCGGGACCGGAACCCGTCGGGGTTTGCCGCTGCCAGATCCTCGTCGCGCCAGTCGGAGAGCGGCATGTAATTGTCGATCCCGACCGCATCGATATGAGGCGACGCCCAGAGCGGATCGAGATGGAACAGCACATCGCCTGTGCCATCCGGCGGATGGTAGCCGAAATACTCGCTCCAGTCGGCGCCATAGGTCAGCGCCGTCGCTGGTCCGACAAGCGCCCGCACATCCGCTGCCAGCGTCACCAGCGCTTCGACGAACGGAAACTTGCCGGCCTGGTCGCGGATCTGCGTCAGCCCCCTCAGTTCCGATCCGATCACCAGCCCGTCGACGCCACCGGCCGTATTGGCGAGACCCGCGTAATGCAGCACCATCCGCCGATAGCCGTCCGCCCCATTGGCAAAAGCCTCAACCTGCGTCCTCGCAAGCGCTGTCCTGTCGGCAGTCCCCGCCAGTCCCGGGGACGGATGACAGGTGATCCGCCCGCGCCAGGGGTAGCTAGCCTGTTCCGTCTGACCATAGGGATCGGCCAAGCCATTGCCCGGCGCGATGTCCATCATCACGAACGGATAGAGAAACACCTTCAGCCCGCGCGCCTTGAGATCCGCGATCGCCGCGAGCACGCTTGCATCCCCAGGCGTGCCGCCATAGGCCGGGCCGCCTCCCGACGAACTGACGCGATGCGCCGCGCTCCTGACCACCCCGTCAACCGACCATGTGGTGCTCTCGTCCTGCCGTGTCTCCACTTCGACACCCGGCAGAATGCGGCATTGCCCCGCGCGCAGATCCGTCCCGAACCACGCGACGACCAGCGCCACATTCTCAAGATTGGGGCAAAGCGCCTGCAGTTCGTCGAGCGACGCCTGCCAGTCGGTCGTTGCCACCATCGTGTTGCGGTTGAGGATGCGGGCACTGCCCTCTGCCGTCTTCTCGGTCACCTGAACCGTGTGATAGCCATGCTCGGTCGCACCGGGAATGATCGTCACCGCCCGGATCTGGCGCTCCAGCGTCCCGACCGGCCGCACCACCTCGAACTGCAGCAGCGGAATGCGGTTGCCGAACGGTTCGAGCGGCAATCGGTCGAACACGACATAGGCAAGCCCGCGATAGGCCGGCGCATGGCCTTCGCCCTGCTTTGCCTCGATCAGCGGATCCGGCAACTGCGTCTCGTCGCCGACATGAACGCGCATCTCGATCGCCGTCAGGTCCATTTCCTGCCCGTCGGCCCACACCCGCCGCACGCAGGCGATCGGTCCCTCGCAGAGCCCGACCGCAAAATTGGCGAAATACTGAAACGTCTCCGTCTGAGACCCGCCCGTCGCCTTGCCGCCGATTCGCTCCCGCGTCGCCTCCTCCTCGAACCGCGTCGCCCAGATCAGCGTGCCCCCGATCCTCGTGGTGCCATAAACCCGGCTGACCGCCGCCCCTTCATCGGCGCCCGGAATACGCGCCGTCGCAAGCCTTCCGCCCGAGACGGTTGAGGACCCGCCGAGCAGTGCCCGATCGACAACGCTCCCCGCCAACGCCCCCGCCGCCCGCCCAAGGATCGCCCCGACAGGACCGAACACCCCACCAAGTGCCGCACCCGCCGCCTGAAACAGGATCGTCGCCATGGAACCCCCTCACGCCGACCCAGTCGTGAACTGGATGCGCGCTCATGTTGTGGATTGATTGGATTGCGGGATGGAGGCGGTTGCCTCCTAGGTGGCTGCCCCTCACTTGCTCGTTGGAGGCTGCCCCTCACCCTAACTCTCTCCCCCGTGAACGGGGAGAGGGAACTTGCCCCGATAGGCGCGAGGAGCAAGCAGCTTGCGTCCTTCGCCCCGCAAGCGGGGAGACGGTGCCGGCAGGCGGATGAGGGGCAGACCCACGCTTGAGGACGTCCGCCGGATGAGGGGCACCCCCGCCCATCCACCACCTAGATACCCGCTAAAATTGTGATAACGTATCGGCGTTTGGAAACAGAATGCAGCACGCGCCGCGCCAGCCGGCGCACTGGCGGAGATGGGCTCCGTCAGCTCAGGCAGGGTGCCTTGTTTCCAACCATGGAGGTGATGTCATGAGGCTTTGGCCAATTGGCATGACGCTTATCGTGAGGGTGACCCGGACGGGCTGGTCAATGACCGTCCGGATCAATTTCACAAAATAAGCAAACCGATGGGTGGGGTGACAGCCCCATCCATCACTCCATCACTATACGCGGATCCTCGCCAACTTTCAACCATCCCTTGCCCGCGGAAACCTATGCACCGCAGCGATTTTGCGGCGCCAGGAGGGCACGAGAACCGAGCGTGTCACCGCCACCTGCTCGTAGGCATGAATGAAATGAGACGGCCCGGCGAGAATGCCCGCATGCTTCACCATCGTGTCCGGTCGCCAGCGAAACAGCAGCAGATCGCCCGGTTGCATCTGCCCGAGGCCAAGTGCCGGTCCGAACAGCCGGATGCCAGCCTCCGCCATCCGGTCCTCGCCGCCCCGTTCCGCCCAATCGGGCGCGTAAGGTCCCACCGGTTCCGGTTCCTCGCCATAAAGCTCCCGCCAGATGCCGCGGATCAGGCCGATGCAATCGCAGCCGATGCCGGGCGTTGCGCCCTGATGTCGATAGGGCGTGCCGATCCAGCTTTCCGCAATCGCAACGATCCGCTCTCCGGCGTCGCTCATTCGAACAGCGCCCCGCCATCATGCAGACGCTCGCCATCCACATAGGAATAGGCGAAATCTGCGCCCGGAACATGCGGAAAGCCGCGGAAATTAAGGAGGTTCGCAAACCGCCCTCGGCACGTCGAAACCGTCTTGTCGCAACCGGCCGTCAGCGTCACCGTCTGCCCGGGAACGACCGTCTGCTCCAGCGGCAACCAGAATGTCAGCACCGCCTTGCCGTCGGCGCGTCGTTCATGGACCTCGATATCCACCTGCGACCCGCCCGCAAAATCCGCGACGCCCCGGCCGAAGAATCCATCGGCAAAAGCGGACAGACCTGACACCACAATGCGGCTTTGATCAACGACCGCATCGACAACGCCATCCCCCCGCCAGGCCGAGAGGTTCACCCGGCAGCGCGCATCGCCAAGGCTCGCATCGCAACGCCTCCCATACACCCGTCCCTGTGGCTGCCCCAGCCGATGCGCAAGGCTGCGCAGCTCTGCCTTGAACGCCCCGCCCGATCGCGAAACTTCGCCGATCTCGCGAATGTTCAGCAGCATATGCTGACCCGTATCCGCCCAGTTAACCACGAACAGCTCGACCCGCGCGCCGTCATAGCGCCCGCTTGCGAGATCCGCCTCGTCGATCGCAGCGCTGGAAAGGCCGCCTTCCACCTCTTCCGCGCTGGCGGCCATGCCAAGCGCCTGTTCCGCCTCGCTTGCCGCAAACCCGCTTGCCGCCAGAAATGTCGTGCCGTCGAAGACCAGATCGCGGTCATGCTCGGTAAACCCCAGAACCACCCCGTCGCGTCGCGTCACCCGCCAGCCGTAGCAGATCGTCGTCGCCTCCCCCGCAAGATGGCCTGCCAGACCCGCCGGTATCGCCCTCATGCCAAAACCTCTGTCAATGGAATGGCCGGGATCCGCCCGGCATCGAAATGGGCCAGATTGATCTCGATCCGGTCGGTATCGAAGCGCACGGCCACGTCGAATTCGAACCCGGCCCGCACGATCTGGCCTGCCGCCGGCACATGCCCGGCCGCAAACGTCACGGTACCGGTCGTCGAATCGACAGTGAAGGAACTCGCCGCCTTCGCCACGCCGCCGACCGAAACAACCACCGTCCCGGCCACCGGCTTGGTAATCCGTCGCTCCCAACTGCCGGCCGCATCCGCATAGGTTTTCGTCAGGGAAAACGCGGAGGTCGCGCCATCGCCGACCCCGATC